GCAGATTACAGGCAGATTGCCAGCATTACTTGGGACGGGAATGTACCTACTATTGTACAAGGAATCAAGGGAAGTCAAAGCATTGCAAGTTGTGGGGCAACCCACCAGTGGGGGACACTATATAGCTAATGAGTATCTTTACCTGCTGTGAGCGTGAGGACGAAACCAAGTATTTTCATCCTTGTGGGTGTCCATCTGCGAGTGTCAGTTGCGAGAGTGAGCAAATTGATCCTACGCTTTGTGGTCACAGCGAATATTCTGGAGATGGGAATGTGCCTAGCACTCCACCCAAGAAGTATAGATTAGAAACAGACACTCGCTCGTTTGGTGGTTTTACACGCTGGAAATGCTGCCAACCATCTTTCACTGATCCATATGAAGTCCAGTTGAGCTTTCGGGACACAAACACTAGAAACTTTATTTCTACCGTTGAATATGATGCGATAACGTGCGCAATTTCATCAAACAGTACAAGTGGCACTAAAACTAGGACTGATTATCAATACTGCGATGGATCGCCAACTGGAACCAGTAATTCAATTTATAGCAATATATGCGGCGGATATCCTGGCAACACTACTAATGAAGTTACCTCTAACATATTAAAGAGTTCGACCTGTTCTAATTCTGGTAATTTCAATAGTTCTGATCCAGAAGAATGCGATGGTTCATTAGAGTTCACGCTAAGCGGAAGTGGCACAATTGCTTTATCAACCGAGGACACAGAGGAAGACGCAATTTCCCGCGAAGCACCCGTTACGGGAACATCGTGCAGTTCATTATGGGAGACCCGTAACACTGGATTTTCTTTTACTAAACGCACAAGCGGGTACACAATTGAATGCTCTGGTTTAATTGTCGGGCTGGAGTACGAGGTGACTCCTTTAATTAGGAGGCGTACGGCAGTCATTGGCAGCTACGGAGCGTGGGAAGATGTAACTGTTGCCCCTACATCATTTACCGCAACAGCGACAACAGAAACAATTGACCAATCTGGGAGTCCAATAGCACTTGACCACATTCAGGGCTACGAATACGAAATTACTGGCGCAAACATTGAAAAGAAAGCATAATGTTTAAAGACCTCAACCCCCCAAAGCCAATCACCAGACCGCAGGATTCACCCGACTGGAAAGGCGCAGATGCAATTCAACCAGAAACCATTGGTCTGGGCGACCGCGTAGAACGCATAGCACAACCCATAGCCAGAGCAATAGACAAGGTAGCTGGGACTAACATCCAAGGATGCGGAGGCTGCAAGAAGCGCAAAGAATACTTAAACAAGAAATTTCCAATAACTTAACCCCTTATGCTATAATACCGCTATGACACCAGAAGAATTAGAAGCCCTACGCCTTGCACAGGAGGCAGAAGCCACTAACCCTATAATGCAGCCCACTGACCTAATGGGTCAGCAGGGTCAACAGGAGACTGGGACGGATACCAATCCTCTTGCCCTCGCTGGACTAGGTGGAGCAGCCGCATTCCAGGGTATGTTCCCCTCTGATAGTAACCAACAGTCATCTGAAACAAAAATATCTACGTTTGGTCTAGGTATGGGGGTCGAAAATCAACCATATGTTGCAAATACCGATAGCGGTATTCAGCGTGGTCCGTCCAATGATCTATTGGGAATGGATGAAATAACTAAAGTGACAGACAATCTCAGTGAACAGATGGGAGTACCAATGACTGGTATGCGCCCACTTAATCCAGAAACGGGTCAACCCGCTTCACAGATGCTTATTGATGCTGCATTACGTTCTGGGGTGGCACTACCACAAGCATCAGTCCCAATTAATGCAGTTCAAACACCTCAACCTCAGGCAACAAACCAGCCATCCACATATCCATTAGATGTAACGGTTGGTGGACAGCAAATTCCAACTACTCCTCAACCGGCAGCCGGAAGCCCACAGGCATTCTTTGAGCAATACCGAGCAGAGGGTCCGTTGAGTCAAGAACAAATAGCTAGTGGTGAAGCTAAAGCCCTAAGTATGGGTACAACATTTGATCCAGATACTGGTTTTTCACGTGACAACTTCTTACTCGGACAGCAAGTTCCATCAATGCCACAGGCTCCTATGGGCGTAGAGGAGACTCGCGCTAGATTAGGTGGACGAACCCTGAACCAGTATTTAAATGCCCCTGATGGTACAGAGGGTGTATACGGATTACGTACTGACCCACAGGGTCGTATGATCCCTAGTCGAGGACGTGCGGCTCAAGATAGTGTATTTGCATATGACGCTATGACACGTGCGGATGCCTATCCTCAGTATGAGCAGGAAGTATCTGAAGCTTATGATCGTCAAACACAGGGCATACAGCAACGCGCCGCACAGCAAGGTCAATCACCTTCAATGGCAGCTATAGGATCAGCATTGCCTGGTTCCGAGTTTAACCAAGCACAAGCATCACAGAACGTACCAACGGATGTCCGGCAAGCACTGAATACTCCAGCAAATATGCGTACAAGGGACCAACAAAGTCGTCTAGCGCAATGGGAGGGTAGCACTCAAGGCCGGCAGATGGGTGGCGTGGCTGGGTACGAGCGTAGTAAGGAGTCAGTTGATCCTCAGAAGCAAGAATATGATGCTTTGAGAATAGAGAAACTAGGACTGGAAATATCGGATCTAAGAAAGGGTGAGCCTAGTGAGGTTGCTCAAGCCGAATCGCAGGCTGACCAAATGGGATTAACCGGTGAGGATAGGCAAAGTTTCATTATTGGTAAGGTTGCTGGACCGGGTGCCGTTGATCGTATCCTCGGTAAATCTCCTACAGATACTAAGGTTCCTACAAGTCTAATTGAAGCTAAGGAACAGCGGGTACAATTAGCTGAAGCACGAAAGTTATATGCAGCAGGTAAAATAAATGAAGCAGCCGATATACTTACATCAATAGGTATGATCAACAAATTGACTGGATTTCCAATTGCACCATCTGAGTATTTTAAAGATGTTACCCCAACTACACCAGATGTTACCTCAACTCCACCACGTGGAGGCACAGGATCTAAAGAACCCATAGCAGAAGTTATCGCTAGAAACTTAAAGCAATAAACTCATAATGGAATTTTCTGATAGCCAACTTGAGACGGCTATTCGTAATGCAGATGCAGCGGGTAGAATCGAAGACGTTCAATCACTATCAAGTGAGTACAATCGTCGACAGCAAGAAAAAGGAATTAATGACAACAATGGAATCAATGAAGTAAAAGGTATTGATGACAATGAGAGCATTGATGACAATGAGAGCATTGATGACAATGCACTAGAAACCGCTATTCGTAATGCAGATGCAGCAGGTAGAACTGAGGACGTACAGGCATTATCAGTTGAATACAATCGCCGTAAGGAGGCATCTCAACAGGACAGGGGTCTAGTTGAAGAAGCCGCCTACCTTGCGGATGACTTTGCGAATCAGTTCAATCTATCAATAGCTAACATAGCTGGTGCTCCAGTTGATCTTATTAGCTTCGGATTGAACAAGGTATCCAATGCTATCATTGACGAGGACATAGTGTCCCCGGATTCCTTTGGTGGTTCATCGAGTATCAAGAGTGCCTTGGCATACATAGGGACTCGTGACGAGGCTCCTAGGACCAAAGCTGGTTATGTGGGTCAAGTAGGAGGTGAAGCTGCTGCTTTTACTATGCCTCTGCTCAAGCTGGCTCAAGTAACAAGTAAGACAAAGGCAGTCACAGGAGCCGGTAAGGTTGCTCAAGCTATTGCAAAGGACTTCACGAATGAAGCGGTTAATAAAACTGGGAGGCTCCTTGCCATTGAATCCGGGGCAGCTACTACCGGTGGACTTGCAAGAGAGTACGCTAAGAATGAGAATCTAAGCCCAGGTGCTGCATTGGCCGTAGAGGTCCTTGCTGGCGTAGCTGGTGGCTTTGCTGGTGCTGGTGCGTATCAGATTCCAAAGTCCCTCCTCAAGAAGGTACAGGGCAAGAATGCTACAGAGATAATGGAAATGGTATCCAACGGTTCCATTGAGTACAAGGAGCTGGACTGGGCATTGGAGAGTAAGCCGTTGTTTAAGGACGATGGAGCATTCAATATGGATGCCCCAGAAGCTGGATCCCGAAAATTACGCACTAATATTATATCAGGTCTTAATGAAGGTAAGGACTTTAATGAATATGTGTTTCACCGCGGCTTTTTTGAGGAAGATATTATCAAAAACGGTTTAAAAGCTGGTGGATTTCAGAAGGGAACTCCTATAGACGATAGAGGCTATGGAGACATTGTGTATGTGTTCCGTGGCTCTGATTTTCCAAAAGACTTTGATGGAAGCGATGTTAGATATTTAACGAATGAAAAAGATATTAAACCAGTCACAGCTTTCCAGGTAGAAGCACTTGATGCTAAAGTGCGCGAGGATTTAGACCAGCTAGGGTTTCGCGCAGAGGAACAAGGGGATTACCTTGAACCTAGTTGGGACGATGAACGCTTTTACTCTCCTGAAGACATTGCAGAAGAAAAATTAAGACTTGCTTCAGATGAGCCACTACGTAGAAAACGTGTAGAAGAAACAGACAAAAAAATAGATGCTCTTTTTGGCGCATTAGAAGCTACCTCAGCTCCTAAAACACCAAAGCCAACAATGCCGGGTGTTGTCCGTGAGCCGTTTGAGGTAACTGTTGCCCGTCGAGAAATAGCCAATAACGTTTCCAACAAACAAAAGGTTGAGGCTGCTGTTGCATTGAACAACTTGGACAACTACGGACCCGATGCTCCATTAAATCCAAGGAGGATGATTAACAAGATCCTTTCAGTATTTGCTCCGTCAAAGGTTCTTGGTAACGATATTGTAAATGAAATTCAAATGGCCAAGGGTACTATTAACCGAGCACAGGAGTTAGGTAATAGAGTTAAACGTGTAGTCGGTCGTCTGGAAAAGAAGGACCCAACTGTACGAGAAAGTCTTGACGTTTTCCTAAAGGGCGGAGAGATGGCCCCATCACTTGACCCAGTAAAGGTTGAGTTAATTAAGTGGAGAGAAACAATTCGGGAGTTACAGGGTACATTACTTCAAGGTATGGATGATGAAGTCTTTGAGGGACTATCGAAGGCAGGCCAGAAGGAAGTACGTGAAACTATCGAGGCTTCTATCGAGCAGGGTTACTTGACTCAGACATATAAGATTTTCCAGGACCCTGACTATCGACCCACCAAGGCTCAAGAAGATGCTGCACTCAAGGAGATACAGCTAAAGATTATGATGTCCTCGGATGCTGGGACGATGACAATGCCCCAAGCTGAGGACTTAGCCCGTAAGCAAATGGATCACCTAAGGAAGAGTTCAGCGCGGCAGAGAAAGGCAGAGGGAAGGCAACAGGGAGCCGTGAAGGAATCCAAGGGTATACTACGTGAGCGCAGTAATCCAGGACCAGCGGAACGCGCTTGGCTGGGTGAGGTCAAGGATCCCAAGGAGCGAGCATTTAGTACAGCTAATAGATTAGCTAGACTAGCATCATCAAAAGCTGAGGATGTTGCGATAGCTAAATTCCTTTTGGATTCTGGAGTTGCTACACGTAAGCCAGCTAACCCCGATCAAGTTCAGATGAAGTTCAGAACCATTGAGGGGGACTCATCAGTGTTCATTGACCCAGAGGTAGCTCGATCATTGGATATGTTGCGCTTCGGAACATCACCTATCAGTAATTTTGGAATTAATGAATACATATCCAGAATATGGAATACTTGGATAGGTACTTCAAAGTCAACTAAGGTTCTACAGAATCCTGAGTCCTATGCGACTAATCTACTTTCTGCCGTGAGCAGTGTTTTATCCTCCGGTATTATGCCGACACATAAGGGGTTTCGTGCTGCTATGTCTGATTTCGGATCTTGGGATGATTTACTTTCTGGCAAGAACACTGTAGGCCGACGCGCACTGTTGGATGACATTGATAAAATGAATCAGTACGGATTGAAGCCCAAGAGCGTTAATGCTGCTGACATTGAGCAGAACGTTATTAGGGGACTGGAGGGATTAAATAAATCCTTGAAGGGAAAAGTAAAGGGAGCAATGGATTGGTTCGGCAAGCTTTACTCTGTGGGTGATGTATCAATGCGGTTCGTTGTATGGAAGGGAAATCAGAAACAGTTAAAGAAGATGTTCCCGGACTATAGCGTTGCTGAAATCGAAGCTGCTGCTGCTCGTATGACTAATAATACATTTGCCAATTACGACAAGCTAAGTAATATAGTGCGAAGTCTTTCGAGGATTGGCGCACTTGATCAGTTCGTGGCATTTTCTGCTGAACTTACTCGCAATATGTACAACCAGGGTAAGTACGTTGCTCAGATGACTACTGGTACATTCGGTAGGGACATTGGTCTTGACCCAGCGAGGGCAAATAAAACGCAAATGCGATTGCAGGGCGTAAAGCGCGGGGCAGCATTAGCTGGGGTAACAGCCGGAGCAGATGCCATCATCACACAGTGGAATGAATCAAAGGGAGTAACGGAGAAGGACGAGGAGCAGTTCGGCTTTTCAATTGCTCCCGAATGGGACAGCAATAAAAAGTTGATAATCATCCCGGATGAAACTGGAAGGAAGGGTCGATACGTAAACCCCGAATATGTTTTACCACAGACTATTGCAGCAAAGGCATTCGACGCTGGGATGAGTAATTCTCCAGTAGAAAAACTGGCTGAATTTGCAAAGGATCAATTTGTGGGATCACCCGGTACATTCCCATTTAAAGCAATGGCCAAGATATTATTGGGACGTGACACAGGTGGTAAATTAATAAGCGTTGACCCAAGAACAGTTGAACAAGCCAAGGATGCTATTGGTATTATTTATAATGATACCTTGAGGCCGGGTGCTCAAAACACTATCGAAAAATGGAGTGATTCACTCGCTGGTAGAGGTGATCGTACTACAAAGGACAACGCACTACGTATGTTGGGTGTCCGTGATTTCCGATGGAATGCAGAGACATCTTTTATTAATAAATTATTTGATATATCTGAACCAATGCGTCAAGCAAAGACAGAGTACTCATCCAGCCTTCGCAAGTTCACCGATAATCGTATATCGAGAGAAGAACTGGATGCTACCTATGAGGAGATGAATACTGCTCGACGCTTGAATATGGATATTATGCGCCAGCACTACCTAAACCTAGGTGGTGGAACGTGGAAGTACTCACAGGATGAGCGCATTGTTATGATGAAGGAAGCTGGGGTATCATCCGCAGATATCCTGGACGTAATAGAAGGAACTTATACCGATATGCCGTTGGTCAAGGAGAAATCCACATCTCAAATATACGATGACATTCCTGGTGGCACTAAGGAGAAGACGGCCTACTTGATAAAATTAGCAAATACTGATCCATCCTTGGCTAAGAAACTAATAGCTATTCATACGAAGTCCGACAACCTTACTGAAAAGGAACACCTAATACGTACACTAAGCCCACAGCGTAGAGCTGATCGTCTTATTGAAATGGGTGCTCACAAGAATCGAGCACTGATGAGTGAAATGATGCAAAAGGGAATCGCACCCCCAGAGGTTAGGCGCATTATCCAACTACGGACTAAGTAACGAAAAGCCCCGTCCTCCACATAAAAAGGACGGGGCTACCGTAACGAAACAAGGAATCAAATAGGACATAAACCGATCCCGCTGCGGATTACTCCAACAGCTTACCTTGTTATTTCAGTGAGAACAAGGAAGCAAACTCACTGATAAGTATTATACACTATGGGTTCTTATATTTAGTAAGTAAATCTTTTAGGTTGCGCTTCTCATCCTGTAGTTCCTTGCGCTGCTCGGTCATACGATCAATGCGGTAGGATAGGAGCCGGGATTCCTGACGAATCATATCGATCTGGGTCTGGATTCTTTCGATGTTTTCTTCGGTGTCTTGCATACTCTTAACTTGTGCGGAAGCCTTCTCCTTGTCAACAAATAACTCAGGAAAATTTAACCCTTCTAGAGGATAATTTAACTCCTCGTAGCAGAAGGTATCACGGGCAATAGCGGCCTCCTTCTCGTCATCGAAGTAGCCAAGTTCGTACAGCTTACTGGTCTTGCCCCTACCTAAATTAATTCTAACTCGGCATTTTTTCCTGCCAGCGGGCCAGTGCACTCCCCGATACTGAGAATTACCTGTTATCTTTCGTGATCCCCTAAGATTCTCAGAGCGTGTGACATACCGCAAGTTGGACGGTGCATTATTTGACTTATCCCCATCGATGTGATCAACGTCGTAGTTCCTTGGTCTACTTCCAATGAATGCTCTTGCGATTAACTCGTGAATCTTGAATGAACTTGAGTTAATAGTGTGCTGCACGTAACCCTTGTTATCTGTGAATCCAAACGTCCTACCTTTACTGCGAGGAACGTGGACCTCTATGCTGCCATCCGAGTAGCAGGTTACTCTTATTCCTTTTACGCTTATATCCTTTGATGTTTCTGTAGCTATCATAGTTCTTGTGTGTTGATGGTATGTGCGCTGCGATTGTATAGGTAACCGGTACGCTTGGTTATTATTTGTACTGCTTCAAAGTCCGTAGTCCAAGGCATCTCACGATCCTCGAACCCGAAGTCGTAGTCATCCCGGATTAGCTTAGATATATTCCAGACATACAGAAGATGTTGGTATCCATTGACATAGATGAAGTCCTTCTTTACTGATTCAGCTATACCGATATTGGTATCAAGCTTTAGCTGCTCAATAATCCAGGGATCATATGCCTTTCGGCGTACCTTGATTTCAACTAAGTAATCAATGCTCTCGTAATCAAAAGGACTGAACTCGTCCTCGGCTTTGATCAGCTTATTCATCTTAGGAAAAGCCAACATTATATTTTGTGCTACTTGTTCTTCTGTCATTATCCGAACCTCCCTGTGCAGTGATAGAATTTAAACGTACCTCCGATGTCGCGCTCACCTTCACGGTTCTTAGCTATCTCGTAGGTTAGACGGGTGAAACCTCCACGGGCATCTTTATCCTTAGAGGATTCAACATCTCCGTTTGATGGATACATAAGCAGAACAACGTCGGCATCATTCTCGATGTCCCCGGAATCCTTTAGGTCATACAATTTAAGTCGGCCATTCTTGGCTCCCTCTCGGTTGACCTGTGCTAGTAGGATAATGGCGATATTGAGATCAATAGCCATCTGCTTAATTTTGTGAGAGATACTGGCGATGCCCTCGGCCTTACCCATCTTGGAAGAGAATGGTATAAGCTGTAAGTAATCAATGACCAGTAGCTTTACGCCGTGCTTGTTAACGAACTGTCGGGTCTGGCTGTATAGATCATCAGCACTCTTGACTGAGTGCGAGGTGTACACGGGCATTGTCTTTAGATCAGAGATAGTCTCGTGAACCCGCTTGACCTGCTCTGGCTGGGCTATGTTGTCCTCCACGCTGCGAAGGTTAACACCTGAGATAACCTGCGTCAGTCTCTTGGTAAGCTGCTTCTGTGGCATCTCCAAGGAGAATACTCCACAAGCGTGACCATCCTTTGCTACAGCCTGGGATACAATATACAGGGCTAGTGCTGACTTACCACAGGAGGTAGGTGCAGCTACAGTCATTACTTCACCAGCGGCTATGCCCCGATTGCCAAGCTCACTATCCAAGTTATTGGTATGCGTCTTAACAACGTCGGGTACGTAGTCA